TCTTTTTTTGCCATATTCATATAACTCCAATTAAGTTTTTAATATTAACAGACTTAACAGGAATACACGAATTTTATGTCACACCCACTACAGAGCTGGTATCTCCGGCTACAGGCATCACAGGTGCAGGATGTGCTCCAACGATTTCACCATTCTTATTCCCTCGAATTGCGAACAATGAGCTTTACATCAAGAAGATGTATGTGCCTATGACATACCCTGCTGTGACCTCACCTGTGAAGATAGGATACACTCCCGGCAAGCTTAATGCTGAGAATGTTTACAGTCTCAATGATAAGACATATGTGTGTCTCAATAACGGAGTCATAGGTCTCTTCGTAGAGGTAGAGGATCAGCTCTAGGAGGACTCATGATATACAGTCTGAATGAGATTTATGCATCAGGGGGGCAGCTCCCTGATGTGACTCTAGACATAGAGAACGATGAGATCGGAAACATGTATTTTATCCTCGCATATGAGGATAAGATTATCAATGATCTCAAGTACACGGCATCTGCATTCAGTGTACAGCTCCCTGAGAGGTCTGACAGTGGGTTCACTGACCTTGCTTTCTCCATCTGTGGGGTCTCAGGTCAGTGCTATGCATATGTAAGGAGAGCTCTTATGAGTCACACTACTACATATCTGACTCTCAAGCAGTGGCACTCTGAGACAGGTGAGCTCATGTATCAGCAGAGGCTGACAGTGACAGGCGGTCAGCTTACCAGAGACCAGGCGAACTTCACCGCATCGTTCTGTGACATGCTCAATACGGAGTTCCCGAAGTTGAGGTACACAGCAAATAACGCTCCGGGACTCAAGTATGTAACGTAGGACAAAACATAGGACACATGGGACAAAACATAGGACATGAGAAAACTTGATGACTATCTGTTGATAAGGCATACCCCTAATGGAAGAGAGTTTCCAAACCTCGACTGTTGGGGGTTAATTGTAGATGCCTACAGAGAACAATTGAATATAGAGCTTAACGACTACACTGATCTTAGTCAGAAAGACATGACTAGAGGTCTGATGTGGGAACGGCAGGAGGGACGGTTCAAAGAAGTAGATGAACCGCAGAACTATGACATTGTAGCGTTCTTCGTTGGTGGCAGACTTTACCATGTCGGCCTTTGGCTTAACGGTAAGATTCTTCATACATCGGAGAGGAAAAACTGCAGATATGAGCAGGTGGACAGGGTTGCATTATCTCAGAAGAGGTATTACAGATATGTTAAAGATAGAAGTAGTCAGCCGTGAGGACTTAAGCAGAATCATCGAGACGAAGTATCTCGATGAGCACTCATTCACGCTCGAAGATCTTCTGATAAAACAATGCCCGTCATACAGTCGTGACGTTGTGCCGTACCTTTCTGCATACGTGGACGGAGTGAAGTTTCCGCAGAAAGATTGGAGTGTAGTCCGTCTCGATAAGGTCAGAAGTCTCAAGTTTGTAATTGAGGCCGGTGGTCTTGAAGTCGGTACAGTGATGGCAATCATCTCAATCGTGCTTGCTGTAGGGTCCGCTGTTTACGGTATCATTATGGCGAATCGTCTCAGCTCTGCGACACAGGGAGAGACCAAACAGGGTTCGTCAATATACGACGTTAACGCTCAAGGCAATCAGGTGTCGCTCACTGAAGTGATACCTGAAAACTTCGGATTCTTCAAGCACTTCCCCGATTACCTTGCCGATAAGCACGTATTCTATAGGAACAATGTGCAGTTCATCGATATGATACTTTGCCAGGGCAGAGGTTACTACCAGAGAGCGAATGACTTCTCCGATGTTTACGTTGGCGAAACTCCGATAAGTGAACTTGATGGTTGTCTGCTGTCAGTGTTTGATCCCGGTACGGAAATCACGGCACAGAACAGTATCGAGGATAAGTGTTGGTATTGCTACTATTCATCAACCGAAGTGACCGCATCGGGTCATACGCTCGAACCTCCTGTGACCGAAATAGACCAGAGTTCACAATACAATCCTGAGACAGACTTCAGCGGTAAGACGTTCCTTGGCACATACTATGTGAATCAGCCTATAAGCGGAGGTACATCGGGGCCGGGCTCAATGCCAATTAGGAAAAAGCTGAATCTTGGATGGGGTGTGGGTGCGTACTTTACGATCAGCGGAGCAAACAACACTCGTCTTATAGGTTCTGCAGACAGCATTACGGATGATGCAGTAGCAGGTACAAGTGAAATCTCTGTAACTTTGGCTGCCAACTTCACCGGAGCAAACTTCGAACTGCATAAGCAGTGGTTCAGAGAGCGGACTGAAGAAACTTCGTATGATGAGAATGAGCAAGAGATTGTGACAGTAACTGCAGGTGACCTTGTAAAGGTTGCCGTTAAGAAGATAACCAGAGTCACATACACCGTCTATGGCGGTACATCGGGACCGCAGATTCTCACCGCAGAGAACTCAAACGAGGAAATCTCATTGTGTGAACTTCTCGGAGTTGCTTATTCCACAGTTGGTGAAGATGAGATTGCTGCCATTACCGTGGACAGCTCTGAACTCGATGAGGGTTCATATCCGGCTGCACCGTCAATTCCTAGCAGTGCATACGATATAAGCACCTCTCAGCTTATGGAAGTAACCGTGCTCCAAGGGTTACCGGCAGATTATCCGTATGCGGATAACGGTATGTACGTCATTGATGCCCACGACAGCTCAACAGGTCTCTATACCGTAAGCAGAGTTAATTCAAGCTATGCAGTTCTCAGCGATTGGTATGAGTTCTGGGGGCAGGGAGTACCGCAGACATCATTGAGCTTTACGCTCGATGAAAGCAGCTCAACTGCAGGTGAGTACGTGGGACCGTACCGGGCATGTCCGTACGGTGCTGAATCATCAATTTTCGAATACGACATATCATTCCCGAACGGCCTTGGCTATCTTCAGGACAACGGTACATTCAGAAATCTGTCTGTTGAGATTGAAATCGGATACCGCAGAGCCGGAAGTAACGATCCGTGGACTACAACAACACGCACGTTCACCAACAACACGAATGACCAGCTTGCGTACACCTATCAGCTTGAGACTGCAGAGCCGGGTAACTATGAATTCCGCATGAAGAATCTCACGGAATCAGACAACAGTACCAGAGCACTCAACACAGTGAAGTGGGTAGGTTTGAAGTCTGTAATCAGCACCATCAACAAATACAATGATATGACCGTGCTCATTGGTCGATTCAAGGGGACGGAAACGCTCTCCGAACTTTCCGAGAATCAGGTTGCGACCTATTGGACTCGTAAACTTCCTAATATCAGCACAGGAACCCTTGAGCCGACACAGGAAGTTGCACCTGTCATTAAGTACATCTGCGACAATTCGAAGTATGCCGGTATCGTCGATGATGAGTCTTTAGCCGAATACGATGCATGGTGGCAGTCCAAAGACATTACGCTGAACGGCACTATCGACAGTGACAGTACCTTGCTTGATGTGCTCCGGGATTGTCTGAATGTCGGCTTTGCATCACCGGTTGTGCTGAACAATAAGCTGTCATTCACTAAGCTGCATGTTCAGGGTGAGGATGAACCTTTGGTGCAGATCTTTACTCCGCAGAATCTGACTTCGTCACCGCAGATAACATTCAATTTGCCGAAAGACGATGATGTCGATGAAGTGGTTGTAGACTACACCTCGCCTGAGACTTACAAGACCGAGACGATCTACTGTCACGTGGATGAGAACGGAGATGCGAACATTACTTCGTATCCGCTGTCAGTTAACCAGGAGAAATTGACCGCATTCGGAGTGACTAATCTTGAACAGGCTCAGGCAATGGGCATGAGGAGACTTCGCTATCTCCGCAGCACCAGAGTTACCTACGAGATCGAAACAGAGTATGACGGCCTAAACTGTCAGTACAATGACTTGGTCGGCTTGGTGCTTGATGAGAATATCAGCAATGTGACAGGTCGAATCACTGAGTACGATGCCGCATCTCTGACTGTAACCACGGACATGGAAATCGTTGAGGAATTGTCCGGTGGCATTATCTTCATTCGAAAGCTTGATGGTGGTTGCGAAGAGTACACATACACCAGGACAGACAGTCATCACCTTGTGATAGACAGAGAACTTCCGTCATGGTCGGACGACTACGGACAGACGATTGAGTATCCGTTCTTTGCGATTGGTGAGCTCGTTAAGTGTTGGGTGACTGCAGTTAATCCGCAGGACAAAAAGGTATCGCTTACACTTGTGAATTACGATGAGGACATATTCAAAGATGACTTATAAGACAGTAGCTTTCTGTGTGGTCAATTCTGACTACATAGATCCGGCAATCATTGCCTTAACTTCATTCTTCAAGTTCAACTCACTTAAGGTGGTCTGCTATGTCGAAGACGGTACGAATTATCAGAGACTCAGACAGGCGACTGCAGGTCACCCGATTGAG